ATGGAAAAAGTTAAGAAAGTGGCGAGCAAAGGATACGTACCCGGGTTGGATGGTAGAAGAATCATTGTTAGATCTGAGCATGCCGCACTCAACAGCCTCCTTCAAGGTTGCGGGGCTATCATTGCAAAGCAGTGGTGTATTGAAGCACACAAACAATTCAAGCGATTTCGCTTACCTGTGCGGCAAGTTGCATTTGTACATGATGAAATTCAAATTGAAACAGAGGAGAAGTATGGTGAGAAGGTTGCACAAATCATGTGCGATGCGGCCTCACAAGCCGGGATTACCTTGGGCTTCAGATGTCCAGTAGATGCTGAAGCAAAGATTGGTAATAATTGGTTTGACACACACTGAACTTGTGTGTTATAATATATGTTCAATTACTTCCTGTAGGAGAAAAGTATGAGCGAAGTATTTAAATTAGAGTCTGTTGAGTTGATGTGGCCGTTCCTTTACGAGCGCAACAAACTCAGCAACAAGTTCCAAGTTGACTTGGTTAATCTGTCTGGCGATCAGGTAGAGGCAATCGAGAAGACTGGTGTCAGTGTACGTCAGGATGCAAACAAGCCAGAGAAAGGTTTCTTTGTTACCTGTAAGTCAACTAACTATGAGATCACACCTTATGATTCAAAGGGTGAAGTGATTGGGCGTGACATTAAAGTTGGCAATGGATCTAAAGCTAACATTATGGTTAAGCCTTATTCTTGGAAGTCCCCTACTGGGCAGTCTGGTATGTCTCTGGGTATTGCCAAGTTAGTTGTGACAGATCTAAATGCGTATGTTCCTGAAGAGGTTGTTGAGGAAGACGACACACTGTGATCGCTTTGATTGATGGTGATATCCTCTGTTACCGCATAGGATTTGCAACACAAGAGGAGTCTGAGGATGTGGCTATCAGGACGATGGCCTCGTTCTTGGAAGACATGCTGATGTTTGATATTGATTGCTCAGAATGGAGAACATATTTAACAGGCAGTTCAAACTATCGACATGACTACGCCATCACTGCACCTTACAAGGGCAACCGCAAGGGAGAGAAACCAATACATCATGGTCTCTTGCGGGAGTACCTTCAATACTCATGGAACGGTGACGTGTACGAAGGGATCGAAGCTGACGATGCAATTGCAATTGAGGCAACCAAGTTTGGTGACGATTCCATCATCGTCTCCTTGGATAAAGACTTTGATCAAGTGCAAGGATGGCACTATAACTTTGTTAAGAAGGAGAAGTATTACATCACCGCAGAGCAGGGATTGCTCAACTTTTATATGCAGTTTCTTGTTGGTGACCGCATTGATAACATCATAGGTGTCAAAGGTATTGGCCCTAAGAAAGCGTACAAATTACTCAATGGATTGAGTGAAAAAGAAATGTTCGATGTTTGTGTTGAACAGTTAGACAGCTACGAACGTGCTGTTGAGAATGGAATCCTTTTGTATTTACAAAGAAAAGAGAATGAGTTATGGAGTCCACCAAGTGAAAACGCAGTCAGCGAAAGCGAAAGGGCGTAAGCTACAACAGTGGACTCGTGATCGAGTTCTTGAAACATATCCACACTTGGAGGAGGATGATGTCAGAAGCACAAGTATGGGTGCTAGTGGCAGTGATCTTCAACTTAGTCCTCTGGCTCGTAAGTCTTTTTCATTCGACGTTGAGTGTAAAAGTCTTGCGAGAGTTGGAGTCTATCGTTACATTGACCAGTGCAACAATCGAGGTGATACAGAGCCACTTGTCATTGTTAAAGAAAACAGAAGAAGACCACTTGCAGTCGTTGACGCAGAGTACTTCTTTGAGCTACTGAGGAATCAGAAATGAAACATATGGTCATACCTGACACGCAAGTGAAGCCGGGTCATCCGACAGATCATTTGCGTTGGGCAGGAGAATATGCCGTTGAGAAAAAGCCTGATGTGATTGTACATATCGGTGATCACTTTGACTTACCAAGCTTGTCGACTTATGATGTTGGTAAGAAGTCTTTTGAAGGGCGGAGATATATTAACGATATCAATTCAGGTATCGAAGCAATGCAAGAGTTTCTTGCACCGATTGAGAAAGAACAGAAGAGACTAGCCCGCAACAAACACAAGCAGTGGACTCCTCGTTTAGTGTTTACATTAGGTAATCATGAGTACCGTATCGCTCGTGCGATCAACGCAGACCCTAAGCTAGAGGGACTGATGTCGTTCGATGATTTGTACTTGACAGAGATGGGATGGGAGGTCTATGATTTCTTACAACCTGTGGTTATTGATGGTGTCTGTTACAGCCATTATTTTGTTAGTGGTGTTATGGGAAGACCAGTGAGTTCTTCTAATGCGCTGATCAATAAGCAACACATGAGTTGTGTGATGGGTCACGTACAGGATCGTAGCATCTCTTACGCTCGTCGCGCTGATGGTAAGCGTATCACTGGTTTGTTTGCAGGTATCTATTATCAACATGANGAAGAGTATCTGAACCCGCAGACTAACGGATCATGGTCNGGTATCTGGATGTTGCATGAAGTACAGGACGGAACATTNGATGAGATGCCTGTGTCAATCAACTACTTGAGGGAGAGGTATGCCTGATCTAACTTCTATGGCTAATGAATATCAACTAGGAGGTAATCACTATACCAACAAAGACATCCAACCTTGGGAAGCTATGGAAGCATGGATGACTGAGGAACAGTTCAAAGGATTCTTGTTGGGTAATGTAATAAAGTACATAGCTCGCTTTCAAGACAAAGGTGGTGTACTAGATTTACAAAAGTGCAAACATTATCTTGACAAACTAATTGAAGTATGGTAAAATAGATGTTTACGCTTGAAGATATTAAGGATAAGCTCAAGCAGTTGGATGAGGTAACTCTGATGGAGACGTTAGAGATTACCTCAGAAGACTTGGTAGATCGGTTCGCTGATCGCATTGAAGAAAAACAAGATACACTGGAGAATGATTTCGATGACTCAACACCTTGGGATAACGATTGATTATGAAAGAGACAATCGCCTTAGTGATCAAGCAAGCACGCTCATGCGTGACTACTATATGCTTGAACATGAGGAGTCTCCTCAGCAGGCTTTCGCTCGTGCGGCAGTGGCCTACTGCTATGGGGATCTGGATTTGGCACAACGTATTTATGACTATGCCTCAAAGGGTTGGTTCATGTTTGCGTCACCTGTCCTCAGCAATGCCCCAGAACCGAATGGAAAGATTAGTGGGTTGCCTATTAGCTGTTTCCTTACTTATGTGGGGGACAATCTTGATAGCCTTATTGAACATAATGGTGAAGTAGCATGGCTTTCCGTAAAGGGCGGCGGTGTGGGTGGGCATTGGTCAGACGTGAGAGGAGTGAGCGACAAAGCTCCGGGACCGATCCCATTCATGAAAGTAGTGGACGCTCAGATGACAGCGTACAAGCAGGGGAAGACACGGAAGGGAAGCTACGCGGCGTACCTAGACGTAAGCCATCCTGATATCGAGGAGTTTATCTCCTTCAAGGTAGCGACTGGTGGTGACATCAATCGCAAATGTTTTAATCTTTTTAATGCAGTGAACATCACTGACGCTTTTATGGAGGCGGTAATCAATGATACAGAATGGAACCTTACAGACCCAAGTACAGGAATTGTCAGAGATACAGTCCAAGCTCGCAAGCTTTGGCAACGAATACTTGAAGCTCGCTTCAGAACTGGCAGTCCTTACCTTAACTTTATCGACACAGCCAGACGAGGTTTACCAGAAGCTCAGAGACGGCTTGGACTCTCAATTATGGGTAGCAACCTCTGCAATGAAATCCATCTCGCAACAAATGAAGAGCGCACAGCAGTCTGTTGCCTCTCATCAGTCAACCTCGAAAGATACGACGACTGGAAATCAAGTGGAATGGTTGGAGACCTTATCAGATTCTTGGACAACGTGCTTCAATTCTTTATTGACAACGCACCAGAACAATTATCAAAAGCTGTTTACTCAGCTTACAGAGAACGCTCAGTTGGCCTCGGAGCAATGGGCTTCCACGGCTACCTTCAAGGCAAAGGGATAGCTTGGGAATCTTGGCAGGCCGCTAGTGAAAACTATCAGATGTTTCAAGAGATCAAACAACAGGCAGAGTATTCAACATACCAGTTGGCTATCGAGCGTGGAGAGTGTCCTGATGGTAGGGGTACGGGTGTTAGGAATATGCATCTTCTGGCTGTCGCTCCTAACGCTAACAGTAGTATCCTATGCGGTTGCTCTGCCTCAATTGAGCCTCGCATATCTAATTGCTTTGTTCATAGGACGCGAGCAGGATCTCACACGGTTCGTAATCCGTACTTGGAGGAACTCTTAGATGATAAAGGAAAAAACACTAAGAAGGTATGGCAAAGTATTCTTGAAAATGAAGGCTCTGTACAGCACTTGGAGTTCCTATCCGACAGTGAGAGGGCTGTATTTAAAACAGCGTTTGAACTGGATCAAAACTGGGTTGTCGAACACGCAGGCAAAAGACAAGAGTTCATATGTCAAGGACAGTCTGTCAACGTATTCTTCCCATCTGGTACGGACAAAGCTATCGTTAATCAAGTCCATCTCAAAGCGTGGAAGGAAGGGCTTAAAGGACTATACTACTTGCGCACGACTGCGGGCGTTACAGCGGAGAAGGTTGGAACGAAAGTAGATCGTAATGCGCTGAAGGACTTTGAAGACGATGATGTCTGTGTAAGTTGTCAGGGATAGTTATAGTATTCCTATGCAAAGGAGCATTGCAATGAGTGAAACGTATGGCATGATTCAAGTGAAACGATTAGAGGAGAATGAAGATGGCTCAGCAAACCTAGAGATCGTGACAGATGTAGAAGCTACTCGCTACCTTGTTGAGGTAGGTCTCACACGTTTGCTTGAGATGGCCCTCGATAAGGAGAATGAGGAGTATGGGATTAGACCTGAAACTAAAGAAGGCGTGGTTGAAATTGCTGAAGGCGTCGTGCAACAAGAACTGGGAGAAGGCACGTGAAGGACAAAGCGCAGACTCTATTAACAAGACTGGAAATAATTAAAGACTCCGATCCATTTAATAGAAGAATACTGAACGATAGTTTTACCACTATCAGAGAATTGTTATTACGATTAGACACACTGGAGAGACAACTATATGAGCTTGCAGGAACAGAGCAAAAGTTATAAACCATTCAACTACCCGTGGGCTGTTACGTATGCCACAGAGCATGAGCGCATCCATTGGATTGAGGATGAGTTAGAGTTACAGACTGATGTATCACATTGGAAGTCAGGCGCACTATCGGAAAAAGAAAAGAACCATATCACCCAGATCTTGCGGTTATTTACGCAGACAGATGTGGCGGTTGGAACAAACTATCTTGAGTATTATATTCCCAAGTTCAAGAACAACGAGATTAGAGCCATGCTCACAGCCTTTGCTTCTCGTGAGTTCATCCATCAACGAGCCTATGCATTGCTTAATGACACCCTTGGACTACCTGAAGAGGAGTTCACAGCGTTCTTAGAGTATGAGCAAATGTCTGCAAAACTGGAGTTCATGTCCGGATTAGACGTAAATTCTATAAGCGGTACAGCACTTGCAATTGCACGCTCAGTGTTGAATGAAGGTATGAGTTTGTTCTCAGCATTTGCGATGCTCCTCAACTACCAACGCTACGGTAAGATGCCGGGTATGTGTACTGTTGTTGAGTGGTCAGTACGTGATGAGTCACAACACGCAGAGGGGATGGCTAAGTTATTCAGGGAGTATTGTAATGAACATCCACGAATCGTTAATGACGATTTCAAGAAAAGTATCTACGAGATGTTCCGTACTGCAGTCAAACTTGAAGACAAGGTTATTGATCTTGCGTATGAGATGGGTGACTTGGAAGGTCTGTCGTCGGCAGATGTCAAGCAGTACATTCGCTACCTCGCAGACAGACGTTTACTCCAACTTGGTCTCAAGACGAACTGGAAGGTTAAGGAGAATCCTCTGCCGTGGATGGAAGAGTTACTAGGCGGATCGTCAATGAGTAACTTCTTTGAGAAGCGAGTCACTGATTACAACGCACATGGTTTGGAAGGAGATGATTGGGGATGGTAGTATCTGTGCGCTTCTGGCACGTCTTTGGATTGTCTGTTGAGTCTGTTGAGGCTCAGCCTATCTACGGACACAAGACAGGGGATGAAGGGAACGAACAAGTATTCTTCTTTGATGGTTATATCATCAACATCCCTTTTATTAAGATTATGTTAGGCGATGTCTGGGGACTTGCTGACGACTGAACCACCCTCCAGTGGGCTTAGGGGGACTATTGAGTCCCCTTCTTTTTGTCAGTCTAATCGCTCGTTATACCGTTCAGTGCCACCACCGAACCATGCATAGATTAGCGGCCCAACAATAGGCACTGGTCTTGCGTACTCAAGTAAACTCTTGTCGCTATCCTCGTCAAACAAGTCAGAGCCTAGGGTAAACGCACTGTCAATAATCGGTGTAGCAGGTACAACCATATTAACAAAACCTTCTTTCATCTGCCCATTGCGGAAGTAACGCTCTGTCAGATACTGGTTGAAACCATACACACCCAGTAACGCCCACATTGCTTTCGATGGTACATCTTCAGGGCGTACCTCACGGCCATAGATCATATCACGAGCTGTTTGTACACCGACGTTTGCCGCAGTAATATATGTTGCAAGCACTGCCCCATTCCGTACAGCAAGTGCTTTGTTCCCTTGGTTCCATTCTTGTACAATATTTCTACGTACAATATCATACTGCTTTAACATGAAAGACTTGAGCATATACAGTAATCTGCCGTTCTTAGCACGTAGATACCCTTCAGGCATTTCACTTAATGACACAGGTTGGAAGTCTGAAATTTCATGGAATGCTAAGAGCTTTGTATTCTCACTCTTTACACCATTCGTCAAATCGTCAACAAGTGCATCAAACTCATCACCGTATGCGCCTGCATATTTCTTACGTAATTCAGCCAATGCTTTCTCACGAACTTTAGGATTTGTACTTGCTAATCCTTTGCTGTACTTTGCCAGTGCCGCATTGATTGTTGTTTCTTTTGCTAGGCGATCAAGGCGTGTAAACCCAGAGTATTTAAATAGCTTGTTCAGGATGGTTGCGGTACGACGTGGGTTGATAAGTTCACTACTTGCTTGCTCAATACCTAAGTCAACAACCTTCATGTTCTTAGCACCGAACAAGGAAGCCATCGTGTTACGCAGACCATTGAATGCAGACGACTGAGCCAAGTCACCAAGCTGAATGATAGCTGTTAGCGGGTTAGCAATTGTCCCTGCGTATCCTGTGTCACGGAGAACACTTGCCATACCTCCTAAAGGTTCCTCACCCCCCACAAACCTAGCGTTTAATAGATCAGTAAGTTCTTTTTGTTGCTCAGGTTTAATACGTCCGGCTTTCACTTCTTCAGCAACATACTTCTGGATACTATCTTCAGTCTTAACAGATCCTGCTCCATCAGTCACAACATCATCTGCACCTTCTCTACCAAACAAACGACGCTTATACACATCATGAATTGACCGACGAATGTACATCTGCAAGGCTTCTTCCGGTGACGCATAAAAACGTAGCTGATCTGCCCTGAGCTTTGGAATTTTACGGTACGGTAGTAATGATCCGTCAGCAAGGTAGACTGGTTCTTGTCTAATAATTTTCTCAACTACCATGTTAAGATCATCGTCGTTAATCTTTTTATAAATATCTGCTAACGATACGTTCTTTGTCTCAATACCTTTGGCTTTAGCGAATGAAACAACAGCTTCGTCAATCGCACCACGAGCCTCCATACCAAACGATGCACGTAATCCCTCTAAATCCTTAACCAGACGAGGAAAGTAGTCTACTCCAAGATCAATATTCTTGTAGCCTGCACGTTGTAAGTCAGAACCAAGACCACGAATAATCGGCACAACAACATTGTCAAACTCTTGAAGTAAGTCCGGAGCATTAGCTTTTAAGATACCACGAGCCGCTTTAAAGTTACCGTTAAATAACATACGAGCTAAGGGATTCTTAATACCGTCAGACAACGCTCCCATCTTCTTAGTAAATTCTTCAGTCTCTCGTAAGGCTTTAGAAGTTTTAGAGTGCGTCTTGTATTCAAACTTACGGACTGCGCCGAACACTGGCTCAGAGATGTTCCGAATACGTGTTGATAATGTGCCTAGATATTTATCAAGACTTGGAACCATCAAACGAGCAACAGCACTGTCAGTACGAATCATGGAATCTAATTCGTTAGCCGCCTTCGTGGCATCAGCAGTCAGTCGGACTTTATTACCTGATACGGTAGCGGCACGTGCAAACTCTTCACGAGATACACCTAACTCATCTAAAGAATCTTGAAGGGCTTTCTCACGACTAACACCATTGATTTGTTTTTCGTAAGTCTTAGCCTGTACTTTATTAACTAGATCACGAGAGGACTTCTCAGCCATCTTTTGAGAACCTGCCCTGATCCCCTTAAACAAGGCAGTTAAACCACCTGCACCAACAGCCCCAATCACGGCAGAAGGTACGACTTGAACCGGATCAATCTCTCCCGTCTGAGCAAGCTGTTCTGTTATGTTGTACCCTGCACCAAGTCCTGCACCAATTGCAGTAGCACCTTTAATAGTTTGGCCGATAGGTATTAATGTTGTAGGCGTAGCCAGTGCTTTACCAACACCACCTAAAGTACGAGCAATCCCACCATCTGGTTGAAAATCTTCCCCGTACTCTTCAAGAAGCATACGTTCTCTAGCACGTGCTTGCATCTCTCTACGCTGTGCAGGTTCAGAAGCAACATACCCCTCACCATATACTTCATCAGCAGAGATATAACCATCAGTAATAGATAANTTNCCCATAGGAATNTACTGGTCTAACCAGTTTCCTAAATTAGTCACATCGTTNCCNGACTCATCAAACCCGTACATGAACTGACGCATCGCGGAGTCTGAGTCTGTCTTAATTAGAGTATTATCTTCATCAACGAGATCACCGGGTTCTGCCCCAATCGTTTGTAAATTAGGTGTCTGAGCAATGTCAGCTTCCGTTAAACGATACTTAGTAGTCCGTGAGTCCTCTGATTCAGAAAACTTACGGATCAGTACATTATCATCACTTACTTGG